TAAGTAATCATGCCATCATTTGAAATTCGTGGATCCGGTGATCAAAAAAAGCCAGGACCTAAATTGCCCAACATGTACACACCTACAACTCCGATGAAACCTAATCCAAATCGTAGGTTTGAACCCGGTGTAGTAGATACTACAGCTGTGCGTTTGGCTTACAAAATGAAAGAAGGTTTTGGTAAAAACACTTAATCATGGAACCGTCCTTTCTTTTATCCTTATTCTTTGGTTTTGCCACTATTGGTGGCGGTACTTTTGCTTGGACTCACCGCAGGCACAGTGAACTAGATCAACGTCTTGATACCGTTGAGATGACACTTCACAAAGAGTTTGTTAGAAAGGACGAGCTAATGCCAATGATGGATCGACTGGATAAGAAGATTCAACACATTGATGAAAAGTTAGATCGCATTCTTTTTAATGGCCGACATTTCTCTTCGTGACGTAGCTAAGTACTACAACAATCAAGAGCATCAAAACTTTGCTTTGGACTTTCTGCAGGATCAAATTCCTCCAGGAACCATGGCAAAGTTTTCTGATCTGTGGCGGTCAGGACCTAAAAACAGTATTCCTAGTACTGGTTCTTGGGATGGTGTTGTTGAGTTAGCTCGTAAAGCTGGAGCTAAGTATCCAGAGCTTGTTGCTGCACAGTGGGCTCTTGAAAGCAACTGGGGTAAAAATACAAGTGGTGTTCACAATTATTTTGGTCTTAAAGGCGCTGGTAGTCAGCTAAATACAACTGAATACATTAACGGTAAGGCTGTAACAATTAAAGATGGCTTTAAAAACTTTTCAAACCTTGAAGAGTGCGTTAAATACCTTGTAGATCGTTGGTATAAAGATTACAAAACCTGGGAGGGTGCTAATAACGCCAGCAGTGTTAATGAAGCTGCTGAGTGGCTTATTAAAGAAGGGTACGCAACTGATCCTAAATATGTAGCCAAACTTCTTACTCTTGTTAACAAAAACAAGTCATCAGAGGTTCGTGTAGGGCAACTCCTCAAAGTTCCGTATGAATATCAACTTGATAACGGGCCTACCGGATATCGTGAGTGTTTTTCAAGTTCCTGCGCAATGGTGGCCCGCTACTACGGCAAGTGTAAAAACGATAACGTCTATAACCAAGTCAGGAGTGTCTATGGTGACTCGACAGATGTAAATGCGCAGCTTAAGGCCCTTAAATTCCTTGGGTTAAACGCTACGTTTACTCAAAAGGCCTCAGAAGCCTCTCTAAGGGCCGAGATTGACGCTGGACGACCTGTAGTGTGCGGATGGCTCCACAAGGGCCCTGTAGGGGCTCCTAGCGGGGGCGGACACTATTCTGTGGTAATTGGTTATACCGCTGATTCTTGGATCCTGAATGACCCAAATGGTGAAGCTAATTTAGTTAGCGGTGGTTACGTAAATCACACCAAAGGTTTTGAAGTTGCTTACAGCAAGAAAAACTGGAACAAACGTTGGCTTATAGAAGGACCTAATAGTGGTTGGGCAGTTATTATTAAGCCGTAGCGCTACCTCTACTTTTATGAACTTCTCTGATCCTGCAGTACTTGCAACTCTCTGGTCTTTGGCTTTTGTTATTTCTGAAATTATCGGGATGTCAAAGCTGAAGGAAAACAGCATCGTACAGTTGTTGTTGAAACTTTTCCGAGTGCTCTATGGCAGCTTCGCCAAAAAAGTCACTAAATAGTACAGAAGGTCTTGCTTCAGATAGCGATCTATACAGTTTGCACCGTTTGGTTGCAACTAAGTTGATCGACCAACTGAACAGGGACGATGTTAAAGCTAGTGATCTTGCTAACGCAATTAAATTTCTCAAAGACCAAGGTATTACTGCTCTCAATGGCGGTGATGTATCTGCTATTTCTGAGATGATTTCTTCTCTTCCAGAAGTAGATATTAAAAAGGTTAGATCGTATATTGGTGCTTAGGAACTAATCCTCCTATATGTACCAAGCAGAGACCCCGGAATGGTGACAACACCTTCTGGGGTTTTTGTGTACCTAACCCCTGATGAGGCGATGGCTAACCTTTCGGCTCTACAACGCAAAGAAGCGGTTTCTCAGTGGCGACAATCAATTAAAGAAGCCTTTGGGCATAAATGTGCCTATTGCGGCTGTTTAAGCGACAAGTTAACGCTTGATCATGTACACCCCAAGACTCGTGGTGGCCAAGACGTATCAACAAACGTTGTTCCAGCTTGTAACCGTTGTAACCACAGCAAGGGTTCTGAACACTGGATGCTGTGGTATCAGCGCAAACCTTACTACTGTGAGGAACGTAAAAACGTAATTTCAAAATGGATCAGTTCGACGAGATTTACGCAGCTCTACCCAATAGCGGTGTAGATATGCCACCTGCTGTTTGCTTGACTCCAACAATGGAGCAGCAACTACGGCTAGAGCGCGTAAGGCGTGAATTAGACCAAGTAAAACGAGCAGATCTTGAGGAGCTACTCCTGAACTACATCAGGATGACTTTTATCCTGCAGAATAACCTCAGTCAAGTTTTCAAGTGGGCTAGTGGCAAGAAGCAAAAATCAGACTGAACAGATAATCCAGGAGGCCGTTGAAAGTTTTCCTGTTTTTGCTACTCATTTGTGGCACTACCTACGGCTTCCTAGCCCTACACCAATCCAATACCAAGTTGCTGATTACCTGCAGACAGGTCCCAGCAGAAGGATCATCATGGCGTACCGAGGCTGCGGTAAGTCCTTTCTTACTGCAGGGTATGTGCTCTGGCGCTTGCGTCGTGATCCTGACTGTAAAGTGCTGGTGATCTCCGCAGCTCAAGACCGTGCAGACGCGTTCAGTGTGTTTTGCCATGACTTGCTTCGAAACTGGTTCATGGTCAAGGACTTGTTCCCTAGCGACACTCAACGTTTCTCAAAAGTTGCTTTTGATGTTTACGGCGCAAAGCCCGATCAAAGCCCTTCAGTGCGCTCTAGTGGCATCTTCGGGCAAATTACCGGCTCTCGTGCTGACCTTATCGTTGCAGATGACGTTGAGACCCCACAGAGCTGTGAAACTCAACTAATCAGAGACAAACTTCGGGAGTCCATTAAGGAATTTGACTCCGTTATTAAACCCGGTGGGGAGATTGTGTTCCTGGGAACTCCTCACACCCAAGACTCTGTTTACGCAAAGCTTGAGACCTCTGGATACACCGTAAGGATCTGGCCTGCTCTCTACCCCACTGGAAAGAAGCTGAGGGACTACTACGGCAACCGTTTGGCACCAAAGGTCCAAGCAGACCTAGAAGCCGATAAAAGCCTCTCTGGGCACCCTGTAGACCCCTTACGTTTTGATTGGGATGAACTAGAGGCCCGTCAGCTTTCTATTGGTCGTTCTACGTTCAACCTTCAGTTCCTGCTGGACATCAGCCTAAGTGATGAGGAGAAGTTTCCCCTCAAGCTTAGAGACCTCTGTGTGTTTCGTCTAAACCGCGAACAAGGGCCTAATAAGGTCGTTTGGATGGCTAACGGCGATAAAGCCCTTGATTTGCCCTCAGTGGGCCTTCATGGTGATCTTTTCTTTAAACCAGCGCAGATTGGGGATGAGTTTCTTGAATACACCGGAGTGGTTCTTTCGATTGACCCTTCTGGACGCGGCTCCGACGAGCTGGGATACGCAGTTGTTGCCTACTTGAACGGTAACCTCTTCCTCCTTGCCTCTGGCGGCCTTAGGGGCGGTTACAGCGAGGTCAACCTTAAAAAGCTCACCCTCATCGCTAAGGAGTACAAAGTCAAGCAAATATTGGTTGAGAGTAACCTCGGCCTCGGGATGTTTAGCGAGCTGCTTAAGCGTTACCTTGGAACGATTTACCCCTGCTCTATTGAAGAGGTCCGACACACAAAGCAAAAAGAAGTCAGGATTATCGACACCCTTGAGCCTGTCATGAACCAACACAGGCTCTGCGTCGACACTGACGTAATCCTGCAAGACCTCGCCACTACGGAAAGCTATCCAAGCGAAACTCGAAGTCAATACCAACTTTTCTTCCAGCTCACCCGGATAACAAAGGAAAAGAACAGTATTCGTCATGATGACCGCCTAGACGCCCTTGCAATGGCCGTCCAGTACTTTACAGAGTCGATGGCCCTCACCGAGAAGAAAGCCATAGACATGAGACTTTCTGAACAGTGGGACCTTGAACGACGCTTTATCCAAGGTGAAGGTGGCCTCAAGATTGACGCCATAGGGTACGCACAAAGCCTAGAAGACCTTCAGAGGGCCCTAGGAGCCTCTACAGGGGGCTCTAACTGGATCACAGGCTAGATAGCTCCTTAAAGGCCTTTAAGGGCCCTTCTAGGGGCCTGTAAGAAGTTTACGTCCTAAACAGCCCTCTAAGTGGCACAACAAAAGACACTCCTATTGACACCTTCGTTAGACTCCTATTAAAGAGCTGTTAAAGAGATCTTTTAAACAGTACTTAAAGTAGTAAAGGTAAATAACGTTTGTTATAGCTTAATTACAATTATTAAGGGGTTTTTTATTGTCTCCTCTTTAATAAACTAAACAGTTAAATTTTTAATAGTATTTAGGTTATTAAAGGTTAAGGACTCCTTAAGAGCCCTAAGGAGCTTTATGGTACCCTTGGGT